CCCAGTCGCGCGAAGCCGGTCTCTACCAATTCAGCCAAGCGTTCGGATCCGGCACCTTCCAGGGTGACGAGCTCCGGAGCTTGCGCGAAAACACGTCGCAACTGGCCCAGGCGATCGCGGACGGCATGGGCGTCTCGATCGGGGAGCTGAAGAAGCTGGGCGCCGCCGGCGAGATCACGTCGCAGCAAGTCGCCGCGGCCCTCGAGCGCAGCGCCGATTCGATCGAGAAGCGCTATGCGAAGCTGCCCCGCACGCTCTCGTCGGCCGGCAGCGAATTCAACAACAACCTTACCGTCATGGTCGGCCGCTTCGACCAGGTCGTCGGGCTGACGTCGAACCTGGCTTCACTCCTTCACGTCGTCGGCAGCAATCTCAATTATATCCTGGCCGCCGCCATCGGCCTCGGAGCCGCGTTTGCCGCCATCAAGATCACTGGGATGATAGGCGGCGTCGTCACCGCCCATCGCCAGGCACAAGGGCTCCAGCGCGCATTCGAAGGTATCGCCGCTGCCACTACCGCTCAGGCGCGCGGCGATGCGGCGCTGGCGACCCAGCGCGTGCAAAGCCTCCGCCTCGTAAAGGGCGGGATCGAAGCCAATATCCGTGCCCTCGCGGCTGAGAAAGCCGCCGCCGCCGCGGTTGTCCAGACCCAGATGACGTCGCGGGCGGCTGGAAACATTGTTCCCCAGCGGTTCGTAACGGAGGCGCTGGCGCGCGAGCACGACGTCACTAACCGGCTCCGGGTTGCGACGGCGGACCTGGCCCGTTCCAAGGCTCAACTGACCACGGCAACCGTCGCGGCGACAAGCGCGTCCGGGCGCTACGAAGCGGTCACGAGGAACGTCACCACCCGGACCAGCCTGTTCCGGTCGGCGCTCAACGGCGTCATCGGCGCGTTCAATCCTTGGTTCGTGGCCATTACGCTCGTCACCGGCGGGCTGTATCTGTTGGCGACGGCACAATCGAACAGCGAACGGGCGACGGAAAGAGCCCGTAAGGCGATGGAGGATTATGGCTCCATCGTCGACAGCACCACGGGCAAGATCAAGGAGCTCAGCCGCGCGGAGCGCCAGCGGATCGTCGACGAGGCGAATACGATCATCCGGTCTTATAAGACGGGCGATCCAGGTTCCTTCGAAGGCACCGGCGGCGCCGGTGCTCGTCTCCGTTCGCGGCTGGAGGTTTTCCAAACCGACGATCCCAAGCGCAACGCCTACCTTCAGGCGCTAGGCCGCGACCTCGCCAAGAACGGGGACAACGCAGCACAGGCGCTCAACAAGATCTTCGCCGCCGCGCGCGCCGGGGATAAGGACCTCTCCGCCTTCGTAAAGGACAACCAGGACCTCATTAACCGCTTCCGCGATCTCAATGCCGCGGCCAAGGAAGCGCAGAAGACGCTGGGCCTCACCACGGGCGCAACCGATCCCGGTTTCATTGAGCGCCAGGCGCAAGCGGAAGCCGAACTGGCGTCGCGGGTCCTGACCACCACGAAGCAATATGAGCGCCGCGCGATCGCGGAAAACACGCTCAACGACAACGCGCGCTTCAACGACAATCTTTCTTCCGCATATAAGGATTTCGGCGTGCCCTCGCCGGAGGATATCGAGGGCATCCGCACCCGCATCGAAGCGCTCCGCAAGGCGCCGATCCCGGCTGGCCAGGAAGGCGTGCGCGCGTCGGCCGTCGGAGACCTCAATCGCCAACTCACCGAAGCGATCGAGCGCAACACGCAATACAAGGCCACGATCGAAGGCGCGGCGCGGGCGCTCACCACCGCGCAGACGGCCCAGCGCGATTTCAACCGCGAGGTCACCGAAAACAAGCGCGATGCGCGCGACGTCGCGGAAGAAGCGAAGGTCGCGGCCGAAGTCGCTTTGGACACGCGCCTCCTGGCGATCGAGCAGAGCAAGGCCACCCTCGGCCAGCGCGCCTATACGGACGCCAAGATCGACGCTCTGCGCATCTATGACGCCGAGGTCGACCGCATCGAAAACATGATCGGCGCGTCGGGCAAGGCCCGCTCGGCGCTGATCGCGGACGCGCGCGCCACCGCAAAGGCCGTCGAACAGGCTGGAATCAAGCGCGACGAAATCCTCGGCCGCTACAGCGAAGAGCCCCGGGCGGTTGTCCGCGGCGATCGCGACATCGCGGAGCTCGCGCGAATCCAGGCGATGCTGGGCAAGGGGCTCTATCCCGATGAGGTCCGCGACGCCGACGCCCAGCGCATCCGCGACGGCGTCCGCAAGCCGATGGCGGACATCCTCGAGGATCATCGCCGCGAAATGGAGGTCCAGAACCTCATCCTCCAGGGCCGCGACGCCGAAGCGACGGCGCTTCGCCAGAAGCATTCGCTCCTCGATTCCATCGGGGAAGTGAACGACGCCGAATATGACCAGCTGGTCCGCAATGCCGAAGAGCAGGAGAAGATCAACTTCGCGCTCCAGCGCCGCGAACGGGTGGTGAGCCTCATCACCGGCGCCGTCGACGAAGCCCGCAACGGTTTCGAGACCTTCCTGCTCGACGTCCGCACCAAGGGGCCGGCGGCGGCCGGGGACCTGGCCAAGGGCTTGCTCCAGCGCTTCAACCAGATCCAGGTCCGCGGCTTCGTCGAGCGCATCTTCGCCGGCGCCGACGAGAAGGTGAAGGCGCTGGTCTCCAGCCGCTATGCGGTGGAAAGCTCGTCGCGCAATTTCGCCAAGCAAATGGGCACGACGGCAAATTCGTCGAAGACCCTCTCCGAAGCGTTTCAATTCGCCACCCGGGTCATCGTCGACGCGGCCAACAGCATCCGCGACGGTGTCAGCGCGGCCGCCTCCGCACCCTCGGCTGGGCTCGCCGCCGCCGCTTCCGCGCCGCTGTCGGCGATCGCGCGCCGGGAGCGCATGCTGGCGCCGCTGGCCGGCGCGGTCGCGGCCAGCTCCGGCTTCGGCTATCGCACCGATCCGTTCACCGGCCTGCAACGCTTCCACAGCGGGATCGACATGCCCCAGCGCGCGGGCACGAACGTCCGCGCCGCCTATACCGGCCAGGTCTCTCACGCGGGCCCGATGGGCGGGTACGGCAACGCCGTCATGCTCGATCACGGCGGCGGGCTCCAGACGCTCTACGCGCACCTGAGCAAGGTATCGGTGAAGCTTGGCCAGCTCGTCGAAATCGGCAAGGGAGTCGGGCTGGTCGGATCGAGCGGGCGGTCGACCGGCCCGCATCTTCACTACGAGGCGCGCCGGAACGGTCGCGCGGTAGATCCGGCGTCCGTCCTTTCGGCGGCGATCAACATCCCGGGCGGGGGTGGCGGCAACCGCATGGCGTCCGTCTCCGATGTGGTGAACGCGCTCCAGGCGGAGCCGTCCGCGGCCCAGTCCAGCCGGGCGCTCCAGGAAAGCGTGACGGCCAGCATCGCCGTGATGCGCCGCCAGGGCATCATAAAGACGTCGAACCAGTTGATGGCGGACGCCAACGCGCAGCCGCAACAGGCAAAAGCGCCGGCGACGGCCCGCGAAGCCTATAACGAAATGGGGCGGAAGATCGGGGAAAACCTCGATAAGACGTTCAAGACGGGCTCATTCTTCTCCGGCGTCGGGAAGAAGCTCGGCGATGCGCTCGAGGGATCGAGCTACGGCCAGATGGCGAGCGGCGTGGCGCGCGCGCTGGGCGTCAAGCAATCCGCGACCGGCGCGGCCATCGGCGGCGCGATCGGCGGCGCGATCGGCGGACCAATCGGCGGCGTCATCGGCGGGTTGCTGGGCGGCACGGTCGGCGGCATGTTCAAGAAGACGAAGAGCGGGTCCGCGACCGTTGGTATCGACGCCTTCGGGAACGTCGGCTCCGTCGGCACGAGCGGCAATAACGAGCGCATGCGCACCGCGGCCGCGCAAACCGCCGGCGGCATCGGCGCCACGCTGAAGGATATCGCTGAGACGCTGGGCGGCACGGTCGGCGGCTTCGGGCGCTTCTCGATCGGCACCCGGAAAGACAAGTTCGTCGTCGACACCACCGGCCGGGGAAAGACGAAGGGTGGCGGCACCCAGAGCTTCGAAAGCGAACAGGAGGCGGTCGCCTTCGCGATGCAACTGGCGATCAGCCGCGGCGCCATCCAGGGCATCACGGCGGCGTCGCAACAAATCCTGCGCTCCGGCCAGGATCTCCAGCGCGCGATCGAGAAGGCCGCCATCATCGAATCCATCCCGCAAAGGTTGATGATGCGTCAGGATCCGGTGCGCGCCGCGATCATCGCGCTCAACCGCGAATTCCTCGAAATGATTAACATCCTGAAGGAGGGCGGCGCGACGGCTCAACAATTCGCCGATGCCCAGAAGCTCTATGAACTGGAGCGCGCAGAAGCGGTGAAACAGGCGGCTGAGCAAATGTTCGGCGCCATCGACGATTATCTGAAGGAAATGATCGGTGGCACGAGCTCGCCGCTGAACAAGCGCACGGTCTACGAGAATAGCCAGGCGGAGCTCAGCAAGTTCACGAGCGACATCGGCGCGGGCAAGGTCGTCGACCAGAACGACCTCCTCACCGCCGCGCGGAACTTCCAGGAAGCCAGCCGGAATCTCAAGGGCTCCGGGCAGGGCTTCTTCGACGATTTCGACATGATCTTCCAGTTGCTCACCCGCGCGCGCAACAATGCGGCCGGCACGCTTCCCGACGGCACCGCGGGCCCGGCGCTCCCGCCCTCGCCGTTCGAAACGGATTCAGCGGTGGTCTCCATCCTGGAATCGCTGCGCAACAGCACGGACGGGCAGACCAACATCGTCGGTGGCCTGTTGACGGAAATCCGCGATCTCCTTCTCGGCGGCGGCGGCACGGCCGGCGTTGGCGGTGGAAGCCTCCGCGAGCTCCCGGCGTTTGGGGGTGGCGGCAACAGCATGCTTGAGAATAGTGTACGGCTGAAATGAAGCCCGTCCTGATCCACGCCCGGCCGTTCCGGGTCTCCACCAACGCGAGGGTCGACGTCCGGACCGCTGACGGGCCCAACGCGGATACCTATGGTCTCGGCGGTTTTGCGTGGGAGCCGGCGATCGCGCAGCGCCCCGTGCTCTCGATCGAGCTTATGTCCCCGGACATGGACGGCAAGGTCCAGGCCGGCAAGGCGCGCTTCGCGCTATCGCTGGGCGCGATCGCCGATCCTGCGCTGGCGGACGCGGCGCGGCTCACTTGGCAGGGCGCCGCGGTCAAGATTTGGTCGGCCGAAGCGCTCGATTACGCAGGCGCTCCGCTGGAATTCGACGGGCTGGTTAATAGTGCGCGGCTGGATATCGATCGCGGTATCCTCTCCATCGACGCGGAAGTCTCGACGGCGCTGATCGACAAGCCGATTCTCACCCTCGAATTCACCGGCGGCGGCGGGATACTTGGCGAGCCCGCGGTACGCGGCGTCCTGAAGCCGGCCGGTTTCGGCGCGTGCGAGAATATCGAGCCGGTCTGGTTCAACACCACCGACAACATCGGCATGATCGATGGCTACGGTAACACGATCTCCATCACCCGGTTGATGGAGGGGGCGTCCGACATGGGCGCGTCCGTCGCCGATTATGCCACCTACGCGCTCCTCCGCCAGGCGATCATCGACAAGGTCATTCCGCCAGGTCGCTGGGGCACGTGCATCGCCGGAGGGCTGGTAGGTCTCGGCGCGCCTCCCGCGGGCATCATCGGCGTGAACGCAACCTTCGGGGCAAATCGGCCGGGGCTTTTGATGCGCCGCCTGATCGAGACACATGCGGGGGTCGCTGTCGGACTGGTCGATACCGCCGCGTTCGCCGCGCTCACCGCCGCCGTCGACCGGCCGGTGCATTGCTGGCTTCGCGAGCAGCGCAGCGTGAAAGACCTCCTCGAGGCGATCGCCGGATCCTGCAATGCGACGCCGCTGGTCACCTTCCAAGGCAAGGTCAGCGTGACGCGCGCGATCGCCGGCGCCGCGGTGGCCACGCTGGACCGAAGCGGATCCATTGAGCCGCGCGTCATCAACTGGAAATCCGCCGACACCGATCCTCCCTACTATGAGCTGAAGGCGCGCGCGGCGCGGCCCGCGAATGTGCTCAGCCGCGACCAGGTCAACTTCATCGACGACTTCGTGCCGATGGGCGTTTTCGACGTCGCCACGGTCTATCGAGCCGGCAATACGGTCTATCAGCCGGACGGCTCCGAATGGCTCTACATCAACGCCACAGCCGCCGCCGGCCATGTACCGCCGGCGCATCCGACGGCCGCCGACGCATGGTGGCAGCGCCTCCAGCCGCGCACGCAATATGCCGATGGCGTGGCGCTCGATGCTCTCCGCCCGGCTGAAGCCGGCGCGAACGTCACCGAAACCCACACGTCCGCCGATACCTCGAATGTGAACGGCACCCCGGCGGCGACCGTCATCACGACGATCAATACGCACACCAGCGACATTGCCGCCCATTCCGGGCAGATCGCGACCATCCTTGTGGACGTCGACGATCTGCAAGCCACGTATGGCAGCACGGCCAGCGCGGCGGCTAGCGCGAGCGCGGCTGAATCGTATAAGAACCTCGCCGAAGCCGCGAAGACCGCGGCCGAAGGGTCCGCCTCAACCGCTGGAGTACATGCCGGGAATGCCGCAAGCTCGGCATCCGCCGCGGCCGGCTCAGTTTCCCTCGCAAGCACCCATGCGACGAACGCAGGAAACTACGCCAGCGCGGCGATGGCTTCCCAAGTGTCCGCGCAATCTGTCGCTAACCGGCTCGTGCCGGACCGTCCTGGCGTTCGGGCCGATTTTTTGGACAGTTATGTGGGAGGGACCCCGACATCCGCTCCACTCATGACTGGTGGGTCGATCGTGAATGTTGCGGGCGAGGGAGACGTCCTCCAGTACACAGGGATCGATCCTGGCGGCGCGTTTGTAAGCAGGGGTTGGATTCCGCTCACAAGCGGTCGCATTTACAGAAGCTTCAGCCGCCAGCGTGTCACCGTAAATCCTACGGTTGGCGGCAACAACATGAACTCCGACCCGGCGTTCTTCCTCTACGATGCGAGCGGGATTTTCGTCGCCACCGACCAATGGCGCTTCGATTTTCCCCTCATGGCAGCGGACGGCTGGGTAGAAAGAACACGCACCTTGAACGGGACGACCGCCAAGGCCGCATTCCCGACAGCAGCCTACGTTCGGCCCGCCCTAAGCGGAGGAAGAAGGGCTGACACATTAGCGACCAATGATGCGGTCTGGCAGGTTTCCGTTCTTCGCCTGGCCGATGTCACGGAGGAATATAACGCTGGGTTGTCGGCCACGTCCTCGGCGTCCTCCGCGTCCTCGGCTTCGACCAGCGCGGGCAACGCGGGAACAAGCGCTACCGCCGCGCAGACTTCGGCCACCAACGCCGGCGTATCCGCCGGCAATGCTTCGACTTCAGCTTCCACGGCTTCCGGCCATGCGAGTGCGGCGAGTTCGTCGGCAGCTTCGGCGGCTTCAAATGCCACATTGACCGCTTCACATTTGGCCGGAACGCGCCTTAATCATGCCGCTACTTTTCCTTCGACATTTGATCGGAACGGGGAAGGCTTCACCAACGATTTCAGCACATTCAGTCCAACTAGCCGCAACCCGCCCCTTGCATCCGTGTATAATGGGCCGGTAACTTATCTGGACTATTCGACCGTTGGCAGGGTCGCGGTCGCTCCCGGATACACAATTCTAGCCCACGCCCAAACCAGGACGCTGGTAGCTGGACGCACCTATGAATGTAAGCTCCGAATGGCCAAATGGACCCACGCTACGGCTGTTGGTCTTTACAGTGGATTTGCCGCGTTCGATGCGGCGGGAGCTCACTTAGGCAATTGGTATTATTGGGCCAATGCTCCCTACAGCACAGCAGACGGCTGGAAAATTTGGGAATGGCGGGCAACCACTGAAGTAATTAAAGCTACTTTTCCGACTGCCACTTTCATCGGCTCATTAGCTTTACCAAACTATGCCAGCTCTAATGCTGGCGACACGACATATATTCATTATTTTACGTTTGATGATGTTACGCCTCTCGTGGCGGCTGAAACGTCCGCCTCGGCTTCAGCCTCGTCTAGTGCCTCGGCGTCCTCGGCGGCGGCAGCAGCTTTGTCGAGCGCAACCTTGGCCGCCAGTCTAGGCCAATCATCCGCGAATAAAAATCCCGCCTTTGCCGATTGGCCGGCCGACTATCCGACAAGGCCGACGTCCTGGAACAACTTCTCGACCAACGATCCGTTCTCGAGGCAGGCGGGCGGAAAGTACGGCAGTCCTTATTATCTGAGCTGGAGTTCAGTCGCCGGCACTTACAATGGTTTCGTTCAGACGATCAACGGGATCGTCGCGAACTCAACTTATGTCTTAGAAGCTGATATCGAATGGCTTTCCGGGAGCCTCACTGGCGCCGGCCTCTACATCAACTGGTACAGCGGCGATAATCTTGGTGGCTCCCATCTTGGCGCTACTCAGATGAAGTTTTCCGACACCGTCACGACGGCCGGGATCGTCGCTAATGCAAATGCTCATTGGGCATATCGTCTTCCCGTCACTCCGCCGGCCGGTTGCCGCTCCGGTGAGATCTACATCATGCAAAACTATCTGGGGTGGGGAGACGCCTCAAAAGCGTTGCGTTGGTTCCATGTAGCCTTGCGATCTGGCACCGCGGCCGATGCGGCTGTTCGGAATGCCGCTGGTGCGGTCGTCGAGGTCGGCAAGCGCGCGATGGCGTTCTGGCAGATAGAAACCGGCGTCACGATGGGCAACGGCGCTACGGCCTTTATCTCGGCCAGGGCGGAAGCAACGCCGGGCACCGTAAGCAGTACGGTGGCCTTCGGCGCCAGGGAAATCCACCTCTATAACCCGGCCGGATCCGCATACGCGAAGGCGATGTCCGTGGTTGGCGGCAACGTCATCGTCTATGGTGATCTCGACGTGGGCGGCTCGGTGCGCATCGGCACGTTGCGCATCCCCGTAGCGCTTCAGTCCTTCAAGCAAACCGCGGCGGATGGCGATGTCAAGACGTTCGGAGGCGCGGATCTCCAGCGAACGCCGCTGTTCCTGTTCGACACATCCGCCCTGTCGCCGCTTACAGCCGGCCAGGCTTACGAGATCAAGTTCCTGTCGGCGTCGTCGACCGGGTATACGATGAGCGCAAAAAAGGTCACCCCGGGCACGCCCACGCCGCAAGATAGCGGTGCGGGCACGGCCGTCGGCGGAGGCGTCTACCGGGTCCACAAGCCTTCCGTGGCGGACGCGGCGGATGGGTACTACGTTTTTAAGGCTCAAATTCTGATCCCGTCGTTTGACTGGAACGGCTTCACCTATGAAGCGACGGCTGGATTCGAGTGTTTTGTTGATCCCGGGACCGGATGGGTGAGCGCCGGCTTCGTCCTTCAGCAAGTTTTTAATGCAAGCGCGGCCTCGGCCTATGTGACGATTGAGGGTGCTATCTATTACGCCAACCCGATCGGCCAGCATGCCGGATATGAATTCGGAGTGGTGGGTGCGGGAGTCAACTCGGTCAACTACTTCTATGGGGTGACCTACAACGCTGCTACGTCGTCGAGCATCGTGACGGCCTCGCCCAATGGTGAGAAGGTGGCTGTCACCGTCATCCCCCAGAACGTATAGAGGCAGCATGGCGACCTCTGAAATAGTCTCCTGCCCAAAATGCGATCGCGAAACCCGCGACTTTTGCATCGTCGACGGCAAGTGCGACAAATGCCGGCAAGAGGCTGAGCGCAAGGAACATGCCCGACACCGGGACCTCGTCTCGACCAAGCGGGACAGGGCGTTCGGCGTCATCCGCGATCGTCGCAACCAATTGCTGGAGCAATGGGCATGGACCCTTCGGCCGGACAGTCCACTCACCACCGAGTGCCAGGCGGAATATCTGGCCTGGTTGAAAGCACTCCAGCGGGTGACCGCGGACGTCAAGAAAACGGACGCCCCGGGCTTCGTCTTCCCAGATCCCCCAGCGTTGGTGTATGCCCCTCTTTCCGAACAGTAAGAGGCCATCGACCATGAACCGTTTCACGCTTCTAGACCAATGGGATGGAGAGCAGATCGCCATCCCCACGGGCTCTATCGTTTTCGTTGAGGAATCAGTACCGGAAGCCAGGAAGAAATACCCCGGCGCCACGAGCGGCGTCTTCTATCACGACGGCGGCGAAGCGCCGGTCGCGATCATGCTCAAGGTTCCTTACGCCCGCCTTCTGAAACTCGCCAAGCTGGGTCGCCCCTCCGGCTGGATCGAGGTCGCGCGGCCGGATAAAACCAAAGCGGCCACGCTTGGCGAGCTGGTGTCGAGTTATCGCGGGCTCGCCGATGCGGTCGAAAAACCGGAGGGCGCGCGGACCCTCCTGAAGCACCGCCTGGGCACGGAAACCTACTCGCTTTTTGCCTTACAGACGTTCGCGGAAATTCACGCTATGATGGAAGCTTCAGCGCCGCCGATGCCAAGCGCGCTCGGCGCACAGGAGGAACCAGATGCCGACGAGCACAATGATCGTATCCAACCCGGAAGAAGCCGAGGCGGCGCGCGCAGCGCTCCAAAAGTTCGAGCGGGAGGAAGCGCAAAAGGCCCAGGACGCAAAGGCTGAGCGCTTCAAGCCGCTCACCGACCTCATCGAATCGAAGGGCTTCAAGGAGACGGTCAAAACTCTGGAAGCGCTCCACACCGACTATCGGGAATTTCCCAACGTCGACGTGCATTTGCAGCCGCTCACACAGATAATCGTCCGCTTCCGCGATGCGGTCGCAACCGAAGTTCAGCCGTCGGGCATCCTTATGCTCGAGCCCGCGCCACCCGCCGCGCCGCCCCAGGGGTAAGCCGTGACGGCACTCCCGGCCGACGTCGCCAAATATACCAACGACGGCGTTGTGGTCACGAGCACCAACCCGGCGATCAAGGCGGAGCATGTCGATGCCCGGAACTCGGGCGCGGGCGAAATCGAAATGTTCTTCGACAGCGAAGCCGACGCCCAGATCCTTCTCGACGAAAAGTTCACCTACCTCTCCAAGATCAGCCCGGTCCACGACGGGATCGAGGTTGAGGAATCGCTGGGGCTGGGGACGACGGTGGCGATCGCGCCCCAGGTCCCCAGCTTCCGCGTCGTCGATGAGAGCCGCCAGCTCGACCAGGTTGCTCGAGTCCGCGCCTACGCCTTCGACCTGGCCACCGATCGATTCAGCGTGGAGGTCATCGCGTGATCGATCTCAGCGTCACGGCCACCACCGCCACCACCGGAACGTTCGCGTTCGCGACGATGGGCGCGAGCGGCACGATCGAGCTCCAGATATCGTCGCGGCGGGATTTCCAGTTTTGCGTCCAGCCGATCTACACGGGGATTCCGCGCGTCTCGCCCTACGTCGCGAACGGCCTCAACCAGCGTGCCACCTATTATGCGCGGGCCCGGACGCGGCTGGGCGATGGATCCGCGGAGCCCTGGAGCAATGTCGTCGCGTTTCGCACCGCGGATGGCGCGGCCCAGGTGACGACGCCGGCCGCCATCATGATCGATCCGGCGATCTTCGTGCTCCCGGAGCCGATCATCACCTTCACGCCCGGCAACGAACAGGCCGGATTCCCGGCCAAGAACGTGGCCCGCGACGCGCCGGTGGCTTGGCGCTCGATCATGGCCGGCGGGGCGCACACCCTCCTCCTCGAGCTGAGCGGAGCGCCGTGGGATACGATCGGCATCCTCAACACCAACATGCCGGAGGCGACGACCATCACCGTGCGGGGCGCCGCGACCGCCGCCGCCGCACCGGGCGCCGCGGCGATCGTCAACGCCGCCGCCTTCCGCGCGTCCGTCGACGTGCCCGGCCGGGACGGATATCATGGCCTGGTACGGCTGGCCGCGCCGGTCGCGCACAAGTTCGTCCACGTCACCATCACCGGCACGACGCCCCAGAACATGCTTCACGCCGAGCACCTGGTCATCGGCCTGAACCGCAAGTCCAAGAATCACGCGCTGGATAAAACCGAAACGCCGGTCCATCTGGGCTCGCTCGAGCGCACGCGCAGCGGCAATCCTGATCGCCAGGAAGGCTACAAAATGCGCAGAGTCGACTTCGAACTCGCGATGCTTACCGAAGCGCAATACGAAACGATTTACGGCGACCTGATCCGCAAGCTCGACAGCCCGGTCTTCGTCGCGCCCAACAGCAAGCCGGGACCATTCCTGCACGATCGTCTGTTATATGGAGACCTCCGCGGCGGCCGGGTCGTTCAGCCCGCCTCGCCGCGTCACACCCGGTCCTTCACCGTGGAGTCGCTGATATGAACGTGAGCGTACCGAAGGGAGCTACCGCCGAAGTAACCAAGGCCACCGTCGACGTCGGCCGGATATTCGGCGAAGGCGGCACGGACGGGCTGATCCTCTACGCGCTCCTCATCGGCACGCTCTTGATGGCCCTGGTTGCGGTCCTCTCCGTATGGCTTGCGTTTCGTTCTATTGCTAAGGAGCGTGAAGCGAACGCGACTGCTTTGGCGAAGAAGGACCAGCTCAACTATGACCAGACTCAGTCCTTCGTTGCCGCGGCCGATCGACAATCCATTGCGCTCAACGCGCTCGCGGTTTCAACGGCCACCCAAACCTCAGTCCAGGCGAACCAGACGAACACGCTGGCCCGCATGGAAGGCGTGGGGGCCCGCATCGAAGCGCTTCTGGACCGGCTGGATGCGTAAGATCGATTTCAAAGGCTTTGGATCCGCGCTGCGCGCCGCTTTCGGCGCCCCGGAATTCTATCATCCGATCGCGCTGGAGGAGAAGGGCTGGGAGCCGCCGCCCTGCTCGACGCTCGACGAAGCCCTCGAGCGCGTGAACGACGCGACGGAATCGCTCAAGATCGTCGCCGCATTGAAGATGGATCCCACGGACCTGGCCGCCAACGAAGACGGCATCGCGCTCGCCCTCCGCCGCTTGTCGAAGGATATCAGATGACGGAAAAACTGCTTTTGATGCTCTATGGAGCGATCGTCATTGCATCCGGTTTCCTGATCGTCAGTACCGCCATCCTTGCCTTCAAGGAATATCTCAGGCTGGGCGCCACCGCCGCGGCGCGGTCGACCTATTTCTGGTTCGCGGTCAACGTGTGCGTCCAGGCGCTTGCGATCACGCTCATCTGTTTCATCCGCACGGTCCAGGGGTTGATGGGGGAATCGATCTCCGGGCCGTGGAGCTGGTGGCTGGTCTTCGGCTTCGGCCTTCTCCTGGTATCGAAGATCGGTTTCAACTGGGCCGCGACGACGGAAATGGTCCACGGCCGGCTGACATGGTGGTCAATCGTCGCCAGCCTCATTCTGTGGGGCGTCTTCGTCTACGCGCGACCCTTCATCCTGGGCTGATAGCCGCACAGCCGATCCCGTGGTATGACGTCCCCGTCCAAGGGGAGCTCCTATGCCACTGATCGACGATTTCTCCGTCCAGCGCGCGCTTGCCGCCGGCGGTTTCTATCACGGCCGGATCGACGGCGATTTCGGGCGCAATTCCAGAACGGCCGCGCGCCAGATGGCCGCCAAGCGTTCGAAGAAATACTCGATCAGTTGGCCCGACGAGCGCGTCCGGATCGCCGTCGAACAGGCGATGATGGCGGACCTCAAGGTCTACAAGACGGAGATCGACGGTCTCGCCGGCCCGGCCACCCAAGCCGCACTGGAGAAGTGGCAGGATTATCTCACCTTCAAGCGGCCGCCGCTCCCCGACGCCGACGTCAAGCACCTTCCGACCGGCTGGCCGCGCCAGGCCGACGTCGAGAAGTTCTTCGGCAAGCCGGGCGCGAACCAGGTCCGCCTCACGTCTCCATACGCGCTCTATCTCGACTGGGATCTGAGCGAAGTCGTGATGGGCTTCAGCTGCCACGAAAAGGTGCACGATGCGATCGTGCGCGTGATGGAGCGCGTCGCGGACGCCTACGGACTCGAGCAGATCCACGCGCTGGGGCTCGACCAATTCGGCGGCTGCCTCAACGTCCGCAAGATGCGCAACGGCTCCGCATGGTCGATGCACGCCTGGGGAATCGCGCTCGACTGGGACGCCGATCGCAACGCGCTGCGCGAAACGTCGAGGACCGCCCGCATGGCGCGGCCCGAATACGTCCGCTTCCTGGACCTCTGGGAGGAGGAGGGCTTCGTCTCGCTAGGCCGGGCCCGCAATTTTGACTGGATGCACGTCCAGGCCGCGCGTCTCTAAACGAGGAGGAACGAATGCCGAAAGAACCGAACCAAGATCAGCCGATTGTCGTCAACGACACCCAGCTCCCCGGCACCGCGGCGACCTTGCTGCGCTACGCCGCCACCGCGATCGGCGGTGTGCTCGTCACGCGCGGCTTCCTGCCGGCCGATTCCGACGTCAATGCGATCGTCGGTAGCGTCCTGATCGTCGCTTCGGCGGTCTACGGCGTCTATAAGACCTGGTCGAACAAGCGTAAGCTCATCAAGGCGTCCGACGCCGCGCCCAACGATGTGGCGATCGTCACCCGCAAATAGGAGGCTCGCATGCGCTTTGGAATTGGTACTGGATTGAGGCCGTTTCGCGGTCTCAAGATTGCCCGCATCGCCAAGCGCAGCGAACTCAACCAGATCGACCGCGCGGCGAATGCTCCGTCGACGGAAGAGGCTATGCGCCGGCTGGGCGCTGAGAAGGAAAGGAAGGAGGACCAATGAAGATTTTCGCAATCTTGCCCATGATCCTTGCCGTCGCTTTGACGGCATGTGCCCCCACGCTGGAGAGCACGGGGCCGCCTGGCTCGGGGCTGGGAAATCCGCCGGCGCCGCTGAACGCCACAACGCTCGACGATACCGCGATCAACGTGGCGTTCGAGACGTTCGACGTCGCCCTCTACGCTATCGAAGGACTTCAGGCCGCCGGAACCCTTGCCCGCAATTCGCCTCGAGCGCTTGCGGTCCAGGCCGGCGTCATCCAGGTCCAGAAATGGCTCAACATCGCCTCGGCGGCGCAAAAAGCGGGGTCGGCGTCTTCATACACGTCCGCCCTGTCGGAAGCGTCCAAGGCGATAGCCGGCATCAAAGCCGCATTGCGAGGAGATAGCCCTTGAACCTCAATTCAATCGTCGACGACCTGGTCAATGCGGCGGAGCTCCTTGTTCCGCTGATCGTGCCCGGCGCCGGCCCGGCTATCCAGGCCGGCAAAGCCATCCTCAATGTCATCGACAGGGTGAAGGACGGGGTGGACGATCCAGCCAAGCTCACGAAGCTTCAGGGTGGACGCGATGCGCTTGAGCAGCGGGTGAACGCCCATGCCGATCGCGTCATCGACTCTCTGGGCGATCGCCCGGGAACGTGATATAGAGGCACCGCCCCTTCACGGGCGATCCTCTCCTATCTACTCACCCCGTCGGCGTTGCGAAGCCGGCGGGGTCTTTCTTTGCTGGAATCAGAAGGGCCCGCCGGCCTTGTCAGCTGGCGGACCCTTCCTTTTGGCTTCCGTTCCGGAGCTTACGCCCAGGAGGCCATCGGCTGCCGCGACGCCTGTATGCCATCGCCCGCCGATTTCTGCAATTCCCCTATTCGCGGCGGTATCTCCACAAGCGCGCGCCGCGCCAGTCGGCGACGTGCCCCCACTCCCATTCGATGCGGCCGTCGCGGTACGAGATCTCGACCTTCCGCCAGCCCGTTCCCAGCGGCGCCCGGCTATGCTGGCCGCAATAGGGCAACCAGCCGTCTTCCCGCTTCAGCCGCTCGTGCACTTGGTCACCACCCACGACACGAAGAAGATCAGCATCAAGGCGACGAACATGGTGGCGAGACAATCGCCCGTGATGCTCCGGTTGCCGTTATTGGCCATTGGTCGTCTCCTTGTCCGGCCGGAGGCGAATGAAGCGGGCGTGCCGCGCCTTCGCCGATCCGGCCTTCCGGTTATACGCGATTTCGACGACGCCGCCGTAGCCTTTTGCCAGGTGCTCGATCTCCTCGCGCTTGAAGCCGGCGGTGACCTTCATCGGCCCGTCGGGGCCGCGCACCATGATCCCGCGCAGCACGCCGTCCTTCGCCAGCACGTCGATGACCGCACAGTCGATGGTGATGGTCTCCTTCCAGCGCAGCCAATCGTCATCCTTCCGGCGCCGGTAGAGGGAGCACAGCCGCTTGGCGACGACGCCCTCGTACCGCATCGCCCAAAGCTCGCGGACCCGGCCCTCGAATTGCTCGAAGCTATCGACCGGCCAGTGCTTCAGCATGCCGACGAACGGGCTTTCCGCCTTCGGCGCCAATTCCTCGAGCAGCGCCAGGCGCTCTTCCAGCGATCGCCCGCAATCGTTGCGCTGCCATTCGAGCAGCGGGAGCGCGTCGAATATCCAGAAGACGCCGGTGCCATCGCCGCGCCTGAACGCGGAGACCGTGGCGTCGAAGCCCTCCTCCTCGATATACTCGCCGTCGAAGTACATCGGCACGCCGAACGCCGCCTCGAGGCGCTTCACGCCCGGGAGGCAATGGAGCGCGCAATCGAGTGGAACGCCTTCCCGGGTGACCAGACGGCCGCTGGTATAGAGGCCGCGGATTCCGTCGCCCTTCAGCCCGGCGACCCAGCGCTCGCCCTTTGCCAGGCGCGCAGCGAAATCGGCCGGGTTGAGATCGCGCGGGAGCATGCACAATTCCGGAGCATTGAGCCCGCCTTCGATCATCTGGACCGGCTGGGGCACCGGCGGCTGGTCGTCGTGCTTGAACACGCCGGCGAGCAGCACGCCCAGAGCGTCGCTGATTTTACCCATCTGCTTTTCCTTCCCAAAATATGACGGCCGGGCCGTGCTGGATTTCAACCATGATGGTGTCGACGGCGGCGCCCACGGTGACCGCCGGCCTCTCCAATCCGCCGATGCCCTTCCGCCATGCGCAGCCGCCGTCCATGGTCGGCCGGACGTGGAAGCGCGGGCGGTTGTCGGCGCCGCTGAATTCCCTATTCCGCCGCATCGGAGACCTCCACCTTGCGATCGCGCAGGAAGGCTTCGCGGTCGAAGTAGCGCAGCGCCTTCACCAGCGGGATCCTGATCTCCGATCCGCGCCGGAACGCGACCTGGGCCGTCCGCTCGCCCAGCCCGAAATCGGCATTGAGCATGGACTCGAGCGTGGACCGGCCACCGTCCGTCTCGCCTTTATAGAGCCAGTCGATCGCCTCACGATCCGTCGTGCCGGTGAACCGCTCCGAGAGCCCCTTTCCAGGCTTCAGAAGCGGGATGCGGATGCGCTGGCTATCGCGAAGCACCAAGCTCGCGTTCCTCTCCGCCCAATCCTCCGCCTGGGCGCAAACGGAACGGCCGAGTTGGGAATCGCTGAAGAGCTTCAACGCGCGCGCCAGCGTGCCGACGGTGATGACCTCCTCCTTCTCCGTCTCGCCAGGGTGCGTCGAGCAGCCGCGCGACACGGCCATCCAGCGGCGCCCGGGCTGGGCCGGGCACTTGCGCAGATAGTAGACGGCCAGCTCCGTCCAGCGCGTAGGGCCGACGACGGCGGCCGGCTCAGAGGTAGCGAAGGCGATGCGCTCGGCGCCGTCGTATCCGGGTTGGGTCTTCATGGTCATTTCTTCCTTCTGAAAATGCGCGCCAGGAGCGACGGCTTTGGTTTGGTGTCGGCGTCCATCAAGCGCTTGGTCTCCGTCAACGCCTGGAGCGCGAAGGTGAGGATGTAGGGGCGAAGCACGGGGACAGGATGCCGGTCGGCAACCATCATGATCGTCTCCATCGCTTGCTTGGCGGCGTGCCCGCCCAGTTCGAGCGCCAGGCGCATGTCCGTCGGCGCGACGCTCAACCTGGTGGCGGCGCGCAGGATGACCTCTTCTCTCTCGCTCATGATGGTTTCCCTTCGTCGGCCTGGTTGAAGCAATGTTCCTCGAACTCCACTGGCGGATCGATCATCAAGCTTCGAAGCACGGCGGTCGTCATCGGGAGCGGTGCCTTCGTCAAATCGCTCCACCAGGCCGCGCCTACCGATATCATCGCGCGCGCCATAAGAGCGCGAGCAACCATCGACGTCGCGACGGAGGTATTGGCGTCGTTGAAACCGTCGAGCACGGTATCGATCAGCTGGTTGGTGACCTCGATCGCGCGCGTAAGATCAGCCCTCTCCAGCAAGGCATCCCGCATGCCCTGGCCCATAGGGCTGAGTTGATCTTCCTTCATGCAATCCCCCTTTCCATGCGGAACGCGACCTGGTCGTTGTCCACGGTGAGAGCGAGGGCCAGCGGCTTCACCCAAATTTCGCGGGTGGAAAGCATGAAGGTCTCGCCGGTATAGGCCAGCAACAGGGTCTCGCCGATGGTGTTGGCCATCGCCTTGGCCGCCGCGCTGGGGACGGCATTGCCGATCCATTCGCGCCTGGTGGCGTCGCTCGTCGTCTCGATCTCGAAGCCGTGGCGCGCTTTCCAAGCGCCGTCAGGATCCTGATAGAAGACCTCCTCCGGATCTATAATGCTCTGAAGCGAAGCCAGGTCGAGCGTCGTGAACGGCCGGTGCCACGTCCCGTCGAGCGCGATGATGCGACAGACGAGGCGATCGGTTGGCCCGGGCAGGATGATCGGCTGTGCCGGCGACAGGGTAGCGTCGCGAGGATCGGCGACGCTGTTGAAGCCGTTGTCGTGGCTGGCGGACGCGGCGACCGTATAGGCCGCGCCCTCCCACGGCACGACGCCGTAATGGCCGCCCGTCTGGTAATTCTCGCGCCGCTGGTCGGCGACGATGGGCGCGCCGGAGCCGACGCGATCGGTTCCGATGACCGCACCGGCCGGCTCGTCATAGGGTGTCACCCTCAACTTGTTCTGGTGGCTTCCATTGCCCCACGTGCACCGCGGATCGGCAACGGCGAACGCCCCGTTATCCCGCCCGGCGATGACCGCCCGGCTGGGATCGTTCCAATCCTCGATCCGATATTTGCCGTGGAGCTTGTCGGCGTCGTCGCCACCGCGCGGATCGGCCACCGCGAAGGCACCGTCGCCCGTCGTCGACGCGCCGATGACGGAGCCGGCCGGATCGGTGAAGGCGGTGACCTTGTACTTGTTCTTTTTGAACGTCGGCGAGCTCGGCGCGCGCGGATCGGCGACCGCCAGCCCGCCAGCTGGTCCACCAGGTCCAGCGACGGCCGGCGATGCTTCGCCATAGGGCACGACGCGGAAGGTGTTGTTGAAGCGCGGCCTTCCCTCGAGGCGGGGGTCGGCGACCGCATAGGGCCCTCCACCGACGCTCATATCGCCCTTCACGCATGCGCCTGGCTTGTTCCAAGGCCGCACGCCCAACTGGACGCTCTTCGGGTGCCCGTCGATGCGGGGATCGGCAACGGAGTAGGCACCGTTCGAAGGTGCCGAGCGGCTGGTAACCGTCCCCGTCTTGTCGTTCCACTCACGCACCCCCAGCACATCATCGTTCCATGCCGCATCGGCTGGGCGCGGGTCGGCCACAGAGTAGGCGCCGTTAAGCGGAAAGCCTCGCCCGCCGATCGTTCCAGCCTCCTCCTCCCAATCCGTGACGCCGAGCGCCGTGCGGTAGAGAGGGTCGGCCGGGCGCGGGTCCGCGACGCTGAAGCGGCCCTGTCCAGGCGCGCGCTGGCCAGTGACGAGCGGCGCGGTGTCGTCCCAGGCGTTCACGCCCAGCGCGTTGTCGCGCAGCGGAACCTCCGGGACGATGCCATAGTCGCGCAGCACGCCGGCCTCGACGGTGAGGTCGTTGAGCGCGCGCCAATCCTTCCCGGCCGGCACGAGCGCCAGGCGGACCCACGTTTGCCAGTGAAGCGAGGGCACGCGGTGCATGATGCCCGCGACCGGATCGCCGGGGAGCGGGAGCTTGCCGATGACCTCGCCGACGCCCCTGAGCTTGAATTTGGGCGGTTGGTAGACGAACGGCGGCACCTTCTCCGGATGGCGCGCGATCAGCAGGAAGCGGTTGCGCGACTGGGCCAGGTTGCCGATCTCGCCGCAATTGTGGGTGTCTTCGTTGACGTGATATCCGTAGTGCCTGAGCAGCGCGATAATCTGGTCGAGCAGCGGCCTCCCCCGGCTGGCGATCCTGGGCACGTTTTCGAACAGGATGATCGAGATCGGATCGTGCTTGTAGGCTTCCAGCAATAGCCAGATGCCGCGCAGCGTGAGCGCGTTGAGCGCCTGATACTTGTCCGTCTTCGATTGGCTGGAGCTGAGCAGCCCGGAGAAGCCCTTGCATGGCGCCGACGTGAACGCGACGTCCACATGCGGCCCGAAGACGGAAAAGATATCGGCCGGCGATGCTTCTTTCCAATCGGCCGGCGGCTCCTTGCCGTGGAAGGCTTCATATTGAGGCCGGTCGAACAGGTCCATGAGGGTGCCCGCCACGCCCGTCTGGTTGCGGAACTCGCGGATCGCGCCGGCGTCGCTGTCGATGCCGCCCGCGCATTCGAAGCGCGCCGTCATGTGGCCGATCCGGGGATTGGCCTGGTTGAAGCCCTTCGCGCCCGCCCCGATGCCGCAAAACATATGGGCATGGCGGTAGACGCGCTCGATATCTTTGGTGTGGATGACGCTCATATTTTCATTCCTTCCTTCAGAGTAGACGGTCATGCCGAGTTTTCGGCTCTTCGTAGATATCCTGGAGCTTCCGCCGCCTGGACTTGGTATCCCACTGGCGGTTACCCTTTACGTCGGCGGCCGGCGACCATCCGCCTCCGGCCAGATTGCGCATGGATTCCCCGCCCTCGCGCTTCAGCGTGTAGGTGACGATCCTCGTGCCGCCCATCAACTGCCAGATGCGCGCGCAACGCTGATAGAGAGCGGACGGCGCACCCTTGGGAGCTTTGTCGGAGACGCAACAGCGAACAACTTCCGCCGTTCCCTGATCCTGGAGCATCCGCGCCACCGGCCGTCCGCAGATCGCGACCCCTACAAGCTCACCATCAACCTCGATCCCGATGGCGAATTTACCACCGTCGTTGTTGGTCCGGCTGGAATGCCGATGATGAGCCTCGACGAAATTGTTCGCCAGCTTCAGGGTGAGCGGCACGAATTTCATCACGCGGCCGCCAGATATTGGTCGCGCTCGACGCGATGCCCGACCTGGGCGAGCTTCTGTCGCACCTTCGCCCGCCAATTCGGATTCCGCTTCGCCTTGGGATGGCGCGCGAAGAAGCGATATGCGTCCGACACGCTCACCGGGCCCGGCTGGCGATTGATCCATTCGCGCATCACCTGGGCCCATGAAAGGTCGAGGCCGGCGACCATAGCGAAGCGCGCGAAGCGCAGCGGCACGAACGCGCCCTCGATATCGCACGCGGCCAGCCGGTCCATGTCGTCCGCCCCATAGGCGCACAGCACGGATGGCGCGCCCGCATTGGCCGCCGCGCGCGTCCCGTCGGCATGGTGGAAATGAAGCCGGCCGGTAAGGAAGAGCAGCCCGGCCGCCCGATGCCACACTTGCCGGGTGAACGCGCCGGTCTCCGTCCGGGCGAAGATGAGCGCCGTGCCCCGGTTGTGATCGCCAAGCTTGCGAAGCCACGCTTCGATCTCCGCCGCCGTATAGGGCGGGTTGAGGAAGACGCGGCCATCCCATTCCATCGCCAGGCCATCGCCATCGGCGAGCGAATTCATCATGCGCGCGGTTGACCACGGGCGCGGCGCGGGCGCGGCGCACGGGTCGAGATCGAATTCGCCCAGCGCCTCCAGAATGGCCGGCGGCGTGAGCCATGTCGTCGTCGCGGCGGCGGCCGATTGATGTCCACCGATCCCTTTGCGGGTGGAGTCGACCGGAGCGGGAAGCGGCGGAAGATCGAAGAGCCCGTTCATTGGTCGCCACCTGGAGCGTCGGCTGGGTTGTTCAACGCCTCGGCAATGAGGGTTGCCTGTCGCAGCGTAAGCGGAAGGGTGATGGGAGCATAACCCGCGCCGTCTTCATGCGTCGGGCGCACCACGAAGGCTCCGCCGATCGCTGGCGCAATCTCATAGGCTGGGCGTTCTTCGGTGATTGCGCCGGGCTTGAAGCCGCCCTGGAGCGTGGCCAACGCCTCTTCGGAGAGAGTCGCCGGGAAGGTTGGCTGGCCGGTCCAGATCAGCGCCCAGCGGATCATCTGCAAAGCCTCGCCCAATTTCTCGCCAGCGGCGGTCGCCTCCGGATCGTTCGCGTCGAACAGCAATTCGGTGGCGCGTTGGCCGGCGGCAATGAAATCTTCGACGACGGCCGGACCTTCGGGCACGTCCTCAACCTCGTGCTCTTCGATCCAGACGAACGGCAATTCATTCGAACGGTCGTTGAGAAGGTCCACCATGTCCTGGTCGGTGACGATGGAGGCCAACGTCAGCGTAGCTTCACGGTCCAGGAGGATCGCTCTGGCCAGTGCGTGAAGCGCCGGCTCCCAGTCGTCGTCGCCGGTAGCCAGCGCGGGCAGGCTATTGGGATCGATTTCGAAGTCTCCGCCCGGCGACACTTCCGCGATCAGTTGGTTCACGAATTTGCGCGCCCGGTCATTGGCCGCTTCGGGGGTGAGCACCGCCGCTTGGTGGACGCCGGAGACGGCCCAATGCTCTGCTTTCACGATGAATATCTTCATAGGTTCATTCCTTCCTTCGGTTGAATGTCAGTCGCGCCCGCCGCGTGGCTGGTGAGACATCTGGTGCTCCTCAAGCTCGGCGAGCTCCTTGGTGACGTCATCGACGAAGAGCTTGTCCGGGGTACCTTCGTCGGTGAAGAATGCCATTTCGAGGCCGGGCACGTGCGGCAAGGGGGGATTGGACAGCGTCGCAAGCGCCAGGGACCAACTTTTCTTCGCCTCCTCAATGGTGGCAGCTTCGACCTGGACGTCGAACGGCACGCGTCCGGAGACGGTGAACTTAGGCATCATCGACCTCCGCATCATCCGCGGCCGATTTCACAATGGCCGCCGTCCAGTCTTGGCAATCATCGTGCTTGTCGGCGACGGCGTCGTCCGGGCAGGTGTTATTGAACTCCGAAGCCATGGTCGCCGCCTTGGCATAGGCCGCGTCCAGATCATCGGCTTCGATAATGCGTGTGCAGCGGTCCATCTGGACAACCTCACGCTCGAATTCGATTTCGAATTTAGGCATTGGCTGATCCCTCCTGGATACATGGCCCGCACACGCCATCTTCAGCTCCCGCCGCACTGGGGGAGTCGAGGTCGATCGTGCACTTCAGGCAGCGGTTGTTGTTGGCGCGGAAGCTTTCGTCGGCGATGGTCACCGCGCGGCGGCAAATCACCGCATAGTTGGCCCTGTTGACGTCGTTGGAGAAGAGCCTGACGTGGGCATCCGCGTCGATGTTGGCGCTTGGGCCGACGAATTGAGGGACAGTCGTGTCCTCGGCGGCGACGATGCAAATCTGGTCATCGCTGAATTGGCTCAGCTCCCATCCTGATTTCTGGGCGATCAGTTGATCGCGCATCGTCCAATCGTATCCGTCGAAGAGCGGGGGCGGCGTGTCGGTGCCCGGCGCGTCCTGGACGTTCATCGCCAGCACGTCCTTCCGGCGTTGGGTACGGTACGGCTGGAGCTTGGCATGGCGCTCCGCTCCCCCGGCGCTGGTGAGCGCCAGGCGCACGCGGTCCACCGTCCGCTTCGCGCCCGCCGCCTTGAGAAGGTCCCGGGCTTGGCGAAGGTGGTAGATGGCCGCGCTCACCTTGACCGCATTCGAGCGCCGATCTTCGACCTCCGCCGCGTCGATCAATTCGATGCTTTCGACCTCGCGGTCCTCTTCGTTGCCGGTAACCTCATCGCCGATATAGTGCATGTTCAAGTTAGCCGGGTTTCCTTCGAAGCACTGGCGCGCATCGGCTTCGTTGTCGGCGTTGATTTCCCAGGTCTCGCGGATGTCGCCGCGCGCGGTGCACGTCACTTTGTATCTTGGCATGTCGATTTCCTTCCTTCGAATTGAGGGCGCGGGCCAGGTGGCCGGCGTAGACGGCGACGCATTTCCAATAGAGCGCCATCGGTGCCTTGTGCGTCCGCCAGCACTTTTCGGCTCGCTCACGAGCGTCCACCCGGACCTCCTTGAGCACGTCGATCAGGCCGGCGCGCGCGTCCGGGTCGATGCTGGCCAGCCTTTGCACGGATGGCAGCGCCAGCATCGGGTTACGGACCTCGCGGCGGATCGAGCGATCCGTCATCCTGCCATCGCCCGTCGCACGGCTGGGCCGCCCATGATGATGGTTGGAAGCGGCTGGACCTGGACGGGCCGCACCGCTTCGATAGCCGCCGCAATGGGAGCGAGACGTGCAACCTCGGCTTGGGAGGTAGTGAGGCGGCGTGTCAGGTCCACCGCGCGCTCCGCCGATTGCTGGGCGAGATTGAGCGCATCGGTGGCGCGGGTATCATTGTCCCGGGCCCGGTGGCGAAGCGCGCGAATCCGGGTGCACGTTCCCAGGCGCTTTGCGGAGAGGCGAGCGCGGGAGGCTTCGGAGACGCGCAATGCCGCGCTCAGCCGGTCGATTTCGCTCACCAGCTCCGCCCGTTCGTCGGAAGCAATCGCGGCCACGGCGTTGATCGCATCCGCCAAGGCATCGGCGACTGGCTCAGGCGCGGTTTCCGGCCCCGGCTGGGCCGGTGGAGCCTCGGATGGAGCTTCAGGCTCCAGGACAGGCCCAGAGACCGCCACCGCCGGCGATTCGACCGGCCTTGCCCTCAATTCGACAAGCTCAGCCTCCAAAGTGTCAATGCGGCGGAGCATTGCGACAACCGTATCCTGCAAATCGGCAATCTGGCGCGCGGCCATTGTCCCGGAGACCTTGGGCGGCGTGACGCTGACAATCGACGTGCGATACACGCAATTCGAGTGGCGGCGGCTGCGCTGCTCTTTCCCGGTGGCGCTCACCCGCTGAAGGAACGGCTTCGAAAGATCGCGCAGCTCGCTCGCCAGCACGAAAGCCTCTTCGCCGACGGTATTGACGATAGGAAGCACGTGGCGGCTATCGGCCGGATCGAAGCCGGGCATCGTCGCCAACTGGGCAATCGCCAGCTCCATCGTGCGGATCGCGCCGAAGCCAGCCGAATTATGCGTCCGGCCATGGCCATAGCAATGAAAGCCGTGCGCCTCCGCCGCCATCGCGAGCTGGCGAAGCCGAGCCCGGTTCAATTGCTTGCCCAGGTCGCGCATGGCTTTCGGCTTTTGCTCCGCCTCGCGACGGATGTTGGCCGCTTTCAGCACCAACTCTTGCCGGTTTTCCCGGGCCGACGATTTCGGATTGCTTTCCGCGAGCGATTCCATGCGGTCGCGCACCGCCTCGGCAATCGCCGCCTTGTCCCGGGCCGCATAGGCTTCGGCGTAGAGACGTTGGAAGCGATGATAGGGGGATTCGGAGGGCTTTTCCGGTTCGGCATCCTTCTGTGCCGCGGCGATCGAGCGCCCCGCGTCCGTGTGCATCGGCATAAGCACGCCGAGGAAATCCGGCATGTCGCGAGACGTCCAAAGCATGGGCGCGGTGCAATCGGCGATGGTGACGTTCACGTCGCCTTCCCCGAAGATGCCGCATAGCTCGCGGGCATAGGCCGCGTTCGCGCCGATTTCCAAAGACGGCGGAGCCGCTTCGTCATAGGTGCCCGGCACTTTCCAGCCGCACGCGACAGTCGCCTCGGCAACGCCGCTTTCCGGGCTGTAGCACGACAGCGTGAGCCCGGCCCCGGTGATTGCCATATGCACCGCGCGCGTCCCTTCCTTCGCGACAACCGCCGCCGCGCTTGCAATGCCGCCGTCCAGCGCCTTGGCCGCAATCGTCATGACCTTGTCGTTCGCGGTCGGGATGACGCGGGTGTAATCCGGGAAAGAGCCGTCGATCAGCTTGGCGGTTACCCTCCAGCGGTCGAAGCAAAACAGCGACTTCGTGTCGCTCACGCTGAATTTCGCCTCCCGGCTGGACGTCGCCTTCTTCTTCGGCTTGCCGATAAGCTTCAGCATGGCGGCAATCGACTTGCGGGGAACAATGACGTCCGGGAAGGTCTCAGCGTCCACACCTTCGGGCATGGCGCGGGTGACCACATGAAGCCGGTGGCCATCGGTGGCGGCGAAGCGAAGCATTGGGGAATCGCCGCCGTAGCGGTGCATGAAAATGCCGTTCAGATAGTAGCGCGTCTCTTCGGTCGAGATCGCCGGTTGAACGCGGGCCAGGTCCAGGGCGAATTCATCGGCCGGAAACGCGAGGCTGGCCAGCATGACACCGGGCGCGACGTGCGGGAACCTATCGGCTGGGAGCGTAGGCAGAAGCATCGACGCGCCGCCGCCTGAGACCTTCAGCTTCCCGCCCTCGGTTAGCTCCAACGTCACCAATTCGTCGCCGCATCCCTTGACGGCGGAAAGCAACGCCTTGGCATCCGCCGCGACGAAAGGCTCGCAATCGGCTGGCCAGTCGCCGGGAAGGCTGGTGGTGGCGAAGATATCCAGATCGGTGCCCGTGATCGTGACGACGGAGCTCCCGTTGCCTTCGGGAGCGAAGAGCACGCCGGAGAGGATCGGGATAGGGTTGCGCCGCTCGATGATGGAGCCGCACAGGAAAGTCAGCGCCTCGGCGAGGTTGGCGCGTTCGAGCACAATAATAGCGGGCAGCGCGGCATCGTTGGCCGCTTCAATTTGAGCATGTTCCATAGGTTTCGTTCCTTCCTTCAATTCGGGCATCGGCGCCCGCCAAGCCGTCGGCAATGGATCCGGCGGCTGGGCGGACGGCGCGGGATCCCGGACCCCGCGCGCGTGCCGCTATCCTTCCTGTCGATCAGCACAATTGCCGCAATAGCCGTCGTACCCCTCCCCGTCGTTTGGATCGCCGTCGCACTCCTCGGTGCGGCACGCATCGTCATCTTCTTCTTCGTCGTGTTCTTCGGGCACCGCGTCTTCGTCCGGGCCGTAGAAGGTGACGGCTGGGGAAATGGTTATGTCCGGCATATCCGCGTCGAAGCGCCCGCCATAAACCTCGACATCGCCTTCCCCCGTAGGCAAGTCGCCGATGACATTCGCGCCGAAATTGGCATTGATGATCGCGATGGCTGCCTCGGCATTCTCCGCCCGCACGTAGGCGGTTGCGTAGAGTTTCACGTCCATTGAAAAAAGCATGGCTCAGACCTCCGCTTTCGGCGCGTGTAGTTCGCGCGTTATCTCTTCGATTATATGGTCGCCGTAGATGGCTTGCCCTGTGGTGGAGCGACCCCAGATGATGAGGCCCAGCACGTCCCGGGCGATGGATTCGCCGCGCTTTTCCAGCTTGTCGGCCAACCAGTCCGATACGATCCAATGTTCGAAGATTTCGCGCCCGTCCGGCTCGGTTATGCCGCTCCTGTCGAAAGCATCGCGATAGGCGGCCAGTTTGTCCGGGAAGCCGATTGACCACATTGCTTCGCCGTCTTTCCACTTAAACTCTTCGCCATCCTGCGCGACCTTCAGAGAGGCCGGTGCGTCTTCGATGTAATCGTCCAGATCGGCGCGGCGGCTCGACAAGGTACAAAGATCGCTTTCGTCGAAACCCATGGCGGTGGCTGGGCCAAAGTTTTGCAGAGCGGCGGATATCAGGCCGGAAACGCAATAGTGTACCTCGTTTGCGACTAGGCGGCGCGCGGCTTCTTCCAAGTTAAGATCGGTCATTTTCGTTCCTTCCTTCGGTGGTGCGGTGCTCAGTAGAAAGCGCGGATTAGAAACAATGCGGTTGCCTTCGACCGGCGAGCGGTGCGGCGGGAAATCGTGCGCTCTTTGGCGCGCCGGGTGCGGGTGAAATCGCGTTGCATGTTCTTTCCTTCCTTCAACCCCTGCCATCTTCAGGCACCGCTAGGGGTGGATGCGGTGCGACGTGCGCCCATGGGTAGGGTGCACGTTTCGGCTATCTGTTTTCCTGTATGGCCAGTGCTTGGCGTGCGCCGATGCTGTTGCCAGCTGGGCCCGTGTAGCGGGTGACGTTATAGCGGGTTGTCCCTAACAGGCGCGCTTCCACCTGCACGGTGAGCCCGGTTGCACTGTCGGTGGCTATCCCCATGCCCTGCCCGCCTAGAGCGTTGGCTGAGATTAGCGCGCCACGGTGAGCAGCGGCGACTAGGGTGGTGAGGGTGCGCATCGCTTAGGCATCCCTTTTCAAATGGGAATGAACCACGCACCCCAGATGCTCGGCAAGGGCATCAGCATAGGTGAATGCGCGCTTTTTCGCCTTCGCAAGGCTGGCTTCATGCGAAGCGGGACGGCCCCTGCACGGCCATGGTGCCGCGCGAAAGTCCTGAATGTGGAAGGCGAGCGGGTTGCGGATGTAGACGGCGAATAGATCGGCGTCTTCCGGGGCGTTGTTGCATGTGGTGAGGCTGCGTCCCTCGCCGCGCTTAACGGCTGAGACCTCTATTTCTAGGTGCGAGTCCTCGCCACCGTGAATGCTGCGCTTGCTGGTCATCTTCGTTCCTTCCTTCTGGCCATGCACCGACTCGACGTTCGGTGGTGACATCGCATCCTATGGCACAAACAAACGTAGACCGCAAATGTTGCGGCTTAGTTAAGATGCGGCGCTTGTGGATAGGGTGCGATCGATCGCCATCAACGGGGAGTGCATCGCTGTGGATATGTGCGGGGGTAAGCATCATCTAACTAGCACCGACATCGGCCAGGCGACTGGCCGGCGAATGAGGATCAACACACATCGACGACGCGGGCACCCCCCCGGCCTCCGGGTCCTTCCTAGCCGGACCATAAAGCAAAGCGGTGGGGGACCCCTAAAATCATCTGGCTTTGAAAAAATCGTTGTCGCCGAAACCAAAACGGCTTTTTCGTGCCCGTCGCCTTCACAGTAGAAATGCGGTAGAGAGCAATTTCCGGGGAGATCTTGCCTATGTCCGAAGCGACTGACTTTCTCGTGCTTGTCCGTGATGAGGCCGGCACCAACGTCGCGGCCCTCGTCTCTGTTCGCCAGCAAGTGCTCGATCGGTGCAATGCGATCGCCGCCTGGCCCGAATCTCCAATCCGAACGGACATGCTGAAGCGCTTCAACACAATGACCCGCGGTATCGACAAGCTCCTGGGCCCGACCAGGTCGCTTCAGAAGGGCGCGAACGACGCGGCGGTTGCCTCGGGAGGAGTGGTGCCGCCTTCGCCGATTCCCGCGCCCAATCCAGGCGGCATCACCTGGTCGACAGATACTTGGTAGCGGCATGGGCGCCATCACCTTTCATAAAGACGAGGTTCTTCCTGCGCAGCCGGTCCCCGATGCGGTCTATTTCATCAAGGGCGGGGAGAGGATCGAAGTATGGGTGGTGGACAACACAGGCGTAGCGCGCCTGTCCGGATGCCCCTCTCACCTTCAGATGATTTTCTCCTCGAGCGCGAAACCGCCGCCGGCCATCGAAATCGGCCGGTACAAGGCGGTGGAGAATCTTAGTCTCGACGCTGCCCTGAGCGCCGCGAGCGCCGATATCGCCGCGACCGCGCCCGCGTCGATCCTCGTGAAGCGCGGCGTCGAGACAGTCGCCCGCTTTAATTGGCTTGCCGGCGCCGTCGTGGCGCTGGTTGAAATCCTGACCCCTGCTATCGCCAAGAATGACGTTCTGATATTTACCGCGCCTGTCGATCAGGATCCCACGCTTT